TGAATATGGATTTGAACTTGCTTTCGATCCAAGTTGGCCACCAACTCCTGTAGGAATTCAATATCCTCACCATCCTGGTATTCCTCAAGGTGTTGCTGCTCGTCCTCAGGGTTTATTCTTTGGATATTTGTTTGGTGATGCTATGTTTAGAATGCATACCACTTACGGAAACAGTATCTTCTTCTGCCTGAAAAAGAAAATCTGATGAGCAATCCGTTTTCAGAATACATTGATGCACTTAAGTGTGCTCAAATGGGAAATGAGTTTGAGAAGTTTCAAGAAGCATTTGGAAGTCATTCCAGAATAATCATCTTAGGAAATGGGGGAAGTAATTCTGTTGCTTCTCACATCTCTCAAGATTATATGAAGTTCCATGGCAAGAAAGTTTCTATTCTTTCTGACCCCTCTATGCTCACAATGCTTACTAATGACTTTGGATATGAAAATGCATATCAAAAGTTTTTAGAATACTATGTAGAAGATGGTACTCTCGTAATCATTATGAGTTCTGGTGGCGAATCCAAAAATATGCTAAACTGTTTGGAGTGGTGTGAAATCAATCATATTGATTATGGAGTATTAACTGGATTTAGTCCAGAAAATACTATCCGAACACGAGCAACCAATGCTTTGTGGAATTACTATATTAGTAGTGATGACTATGGCGTAGTTGAGTGTGTCCATCAAATCTTTCTTCATGGAGTTGTATGAGATATTGTTTTGATATTGATGGGACTTTATGCGATACTCCTAATAATGAAAAAGGAAAACCAGATTATCTAAATGCAAAACCATGTCCTTTTATGGTTGAGCAAGTTAATCGTTTGTACGATGAAGGTAATTATATCATTATGCAGACTGCTAGGGGAAAGGGTTCTGGTATTGACCATTCAGAGTTGACTAAGAAACAACTTGATGAGTGGGGATATAAGTATCATGAACTGTTTCCAATGTTTTGTAAACCAACTGCTGATGTCTTTATTGACGATAAGGGTATTAACGTTGAGGAATGGAAAAAAAGACAACCTAAAGTTCGAGGTATTGTTGCAGGTGCTTTTGACTTAATTCATCCTGGATATATTCGTATGTTTCAAGAGTGTAAGAGGCACTGTAATCATCTTACGATTGCTCTTCATGAAAACCCTTCTTTAGCAAGACCAAGCAAACTTTTTCCTGTTCAAACTCTAGAGGAGAGAAAAGAAATCCTAAGAGCAATAAAGTATATTGATGACATTATTGTTTATCAAGTAGAGGATACTTTTCTATCTTATCTTAAAGATTATGACATCAGATTCTTGGGGGATGATTATAAAGATGGTTCTTATACTGGAAAGGATATTCCTATAAAAATTGTTTTTGTTGATAGAAGTCATGATTATTCTACAACAAAACTTAAAAATAAAATTTCTGAGTCTCTAAAATGAAAGCATTAGTAACTGGTGGAGCAGGATTTATTGGTTCAAATCTTGTTGATAAACTAATTAACATGAACTGGGAAGTTGTTGTAATTGACAACGAAAGTGCTGAGTGTAATGAAAAATTTTACTGGAATCCTAAAGCGGATAATCATAAATTAGATATTTGTGATTATGAGTTTACCCGAGACTTATATAATGATGTTGATTATGTTTTTCATTTGGCAGCAGAATCAAGACTTCAACCAGCAATTAAAAATCCAATCAATGCTGTAACAAAAAATGCTGTCGGAACTTGTACTGTTCTCCAGTGTGCTAGAGAGGCAAATGTTAGAAAGGTTATCTACTCTTCCACATCATCTGCTTATGGTCTCAATAAGTATCCAAACTACGAGACTGATCCTAATGATTGTTTAAATCCTTATTCTGTATCTAAAGTATCGGGAGAAGAACTGTGTAAATTATACACATCTCTTTATGGATTAAAGACTGTCATCTTTAGGTACTTCAATGTTTATGGCGAACGTTCTCCAACTACAGGACAATATGCTCCTGTGATTGGAATTTTTCTACGTCAAAAAAATGCTGGAGAACCACTTACTATTGTTGGTGATGGAGAGCAACGCAGAGATTTTGTTAATGTTCAGGATGTAGTTAATGCTAATGTAATGGTTGCTATTTCTAATCTTGCTGATGAGCACTATGGTAAAGTTTATAATATAGGAAACGGGGATAATATTTCTATCCTAGAAATAGCAAAAATGATTTCCGATAATTATGTTCATATTCCACCAAGAGAAGGAGAGGCAAGAACTACTCTGGCATGTATTGATAAAGCAAAAAATACTTTTGGTTGGCAACCGAAATTGAATGTTAAAAAATGGATTGAGGAAAATAAATGAGCACTTTTGTAGTATTAAGGACAGCTGCTCTTGGTAATCGTATTAAATCATATGCTTCTCATATGGCAAGATATGATAAGGTTATGATTGAAAAACCAACAGATATTCATTTGTTTGAAAACTTTGAATTAGCAACACCAGAAGATATTCAAAAATATCCACACACTGGATCTGTTTGGCGTCTTCTTGTTGATGAAGATGAAGAACATTACATCGAAGATCTTAAAACAATTGATTTTCTTTTTGAGAAAATTCCTTTATATTTTATTGACAAGTATGTTCCTGTTTTTGAACGGTTTAAGTTGAAACCAGATCTTCAGAAAGTTGTAGATGAAATAACTCAAGATTGGGATAAAGAAAATATGGTAGGTATTAACATCCGCAGTTGGTTACCTCCTATTGATAACTGCGGAAGAAGTGTTTGGGTTGACTTTGAGGGATTCGAAAGAGAGGTTCAGAAACTAGATCCAAATCAAAAGTTCTTTTTCTCATCTGATAATCTTGAAATCAATAACTATTATAAGTCAAAGTATTCGAGTCAAATAATCACACTTCCTAGAAGTGTAAATATGATTGCTAACGATGGTTGTGTTGATGATGTTCAACAAACTAAAGAAGCATTTCTTGAAATGTATTTGTTATCTCAATGTAAGAAAAAAATAGTTTGCTCTTTTGGTAGCACATTCAGTGAAGCAGCGTGGTGGTTTGGTGGATGTAAAGCAGAGGTAGTAACTCCTACTTTTTGGGATAAAGTACCACAAGAATTCTATGATGATGTTTTTCAGAAAAAATAATGGACAAGAATAAGTCAGCATTTAAATTAAACAACATTGGTCCGATATATTATCTCAACCTAGATGGTCAACCAGAAAGGAAAGAGTATATGGAATCTCAATTCAACTATTGGGAGATAGAAAACTATACTCGTATTTCTGCCTATGATGGTCGAGAAGATGACTTGAGTGATATTATCACAGGTAGGTATCCAGAAATGATGACATCTGGTGAGATTGGATGTATTACATCTCACCTTAAGGCAATTAAACATTGGTATGAAACATCTGATAGTCCTTATGCCATCATCATGGAAGATGATTGTAATCTGGATTTAGTCAAGTATTGGAATTTTACCTGGCAAGATTTTTATTCCCAGATTCCCTATGATTGGGACGTAGTTCAAATTGCTATTATCTGTACTGGTGATATTCATGTAAAACTTCACAAGAGATTTGTGAATGATTTCTCTACTGCTTGTTACTTAATCAATCGTCATCATGCCGAAAAACTTTTGAAGTTTCATGTTAGAGGAGAAAAATATAAACTCGATAATGGTGTTAAACCTAGACCTGTTGCGGATGATTTGATTTATAATTCTGGAAATACTTACTCAATTCCACTTCTTCTTTATAAAATTGATTTAGGATCATCAATTCATCCAGAACATATTAATGCTTTTCATAAAGGATCTTATGATGCACTTTTAAATTTTTGGCAACAAATGGGATCCCAAATGGAAATTCGTGAGTATATGAATTATGATCCATATCTTGGTAGGATCACTGAACCATCAAATCCAAATTCTTGACATCTACTAAGACTACTGTTAAGATAAATAGACCGAGTGATGAACGCCTCAACTACTTGCCGTAGTCACTTGAATAAACGGAGTCATGTCGAGACTCCTTACATCCGCAGGAAAACTCTGCGAGAAAATATAGAGGTACTTATGTTTAAATCCGCTTTCGCAGCAACTCTTGCTGCAACTCCACTGGTCGCTGGTGCTGCGTTCGCAGAACCTTATGGTCCTTATGTGGATATGCCCCAAGTAACGAGCATCACTCAGTTCTCCGATGTTCGTCCTACTGATTGGGCTTACCAAGCACTTAGCAACCTTGTTGAACGTTACGGTTGCGTAGCAGGTTATCCTAACGGCACCTTTGTTGGTGGTCAGGCAATGACCCGTTATGAAGCAGCAGCATTGCTGAATGCCTGCCTGGATCGTGTAACTGAAGTTACCGATGAACTGAAGCGTCTACAGGCAGAATTTGCCTCTGAACTTGCTGTTCTTCGTGGTCGCGTTGATGCTGCTGAGGCACGCATCGGTCAACTGGAAGCAACTCAGTTCTCTACCACTACCAAACTGCGTGGTGAAACAACTTTCGTTCTGGGTGGTGTTCCTGGTTATGATACCAAGACTGATGTAAGCACTCGTACTGCTTTCAACTATGATGTTCGCCTGAACTTTGATACTTCGTTTACTGGTTCGGATCTGCTCCGCACCCGTCTGCGTTCTTCTAACTTCAGTGCTGATCCTTTCGGTTCTTCTTCCTCACTCTTCAAACTGGACAAAGCAGACAACTTCTCCAGTGCTAATGGTGATAATGTAGTCCTTGATCGTCTTTACTATCAGTTCCCTGCTTTCAATAACACCACTACTCTGAGTGTTGGACCTAAGGTTCGTAACACTGAGATGGCATGGATTCCTTCGGCATATAAGTCGGAAGTTCTTGACTTCTTTGCTGTTGCTGGTGCTCCTGGTGTTTATAACAAAGCAACTGGTGCTGGTTTCGGTGCTCAGTGGAAACAAAAAGGTAAGCAAGGATTTGTTGCTGGTGTGAACTATGTTGCTCAGAACGGTTCTGATTCTTCCAAGGGAGAATTTGATGAGACTGGTGCTCTGAACACTCTGACACAAATCGGTTATCGTGGTACTAACTACGGTATTGCTTTTGGTTATCGTTACGGTACAGAAGGAACCCGTGTTCGCACCTACAACGGTCTGAATGGTGCTTCTGGTACTCTGGTTCCTGGTCAGACTTCCAACGGTTATGCCATCAACGCATACTGGCAACCCACTCAATCGGGTTGGGTTCCTTCAATCTCTGCTTCTTACGGTTGGAACACTGTAAGTGGTACTGAGAGTGCTGCTACCGATAGTCAATCTTGGTTCGCTGGTCTCCAGTGGGCAGATGTATTTGCTAAGGGTAATTCTGCTGGTATTGCTGTGGGTCAGGCACCTACGGGCGAAGACCTTGAGGATGCAACGATGCTTGAAATCTTCTACAAGTATCAAGTGTCTGATAACATCAGCATCACTCCTGCAATCTTCTATGCAAGTGACAACCAACGCCTGAATGATAATGCCTCCAAGTGGGGTGGTGTTATTCAAACGAAGTTCACGTTCTGATAAACTTATCCTATAATCAACTGGAGGGGGAAACCCCTCCTTTTTTCTGTTTAAACTTATGCAATACGATATTAAAGACATTAATCTTGCTGAACTTGGCAAACAAAGAATCGAATGGGCAGGAAGAGAAATGCCTGTTCTCAAGCAAATCCAAGAACGATTTGCGGAAGAAAAACCACTTGAAGGTGTTCGTTTAGTTTCTTGCAACCACGTTACAACAGAAACCGCACACCTCTGCATCGCACTTAAAAATGCTGGTGCAAACTCTATGCTAATTGCTAGCAACCCTCTTTCAACTCAGGATGATGTTGCTGCTGCTCTTGTAAAGTATTGGGATATCCCTGTGTTTGCAATCAAAGGGGAAGATAGTGACACTTATATTAGACATATTAATACCGCTCTTGATCATCGTCCTAATATTATTATTGATGATGGATCTGATGTTGTAGCAACACTTATCAAAGAACGTCCAGAGCAGATTGGTGATTTGATTGGAACTACGGAGGAAACTACCACTGGTATTGTCCGTCTCCGTGCTATGATTAATGATGGTGTACTAAAGCATCCTGCTATTAACGTAAATGACTCCCAAACCAAACATTTTTTTGATAATCGGTACGGCACTGGTCAATCTACTCTTGATGGCATTATTCGTGCAACTAACATTCTTCTTGCTGGAAAAACTGTGGTTGTTGCTGGGTTCGGTTGGTGCGGTAAAGGAGTTGCTCTTCGCGCAAAAGGGATGGGAGCAAACGTGGTCGTCACTGAGATTGATCCAGTAAAGGCAATTGAAGCAACTCTGGAAGGATATAAAGTCCTTCCTATGGTTCAAGCATCAATTCTGGGTGATATTTTCATTACTGTGACTGGTAATAAGAATGTGATTACTTATGACCATATGAAGTGGATGAAGAGTGGTGCGATTGTTTGTAACTCTGGTCACTTTGATAATGAGATTGATGTAAGATCTCTTGAGGAAAATGCAACGGAGATTAAAGAAGTTCGTCCTTTCGTCAAGCAATACAAACTTCAAACAAATGAAGTTGTTGTGATTGCTGATGGTCGTCTTGTAAATCTTGGTGCTGCTGAGGGACATCCTTCTGCTGTGATGGATATGAGTTTCGCAAACCAAGCACTTGCAGTTGAGTATTTGGTACAGAATCAGGGCAAACTTGCTCCTGGTGTTTATCCTGTTCCTGCTGAAAAGGATGCTGAAATTGCAGAACTCAAACTTTCTGCGATGGGTATTTCAATTGATAAACTTACTCAGGAACAGGAGAAGTACATTAATTCTTGGTATGAGGGAACTTGAACCTTAACCTTCTCTTAGTTGACCTTTACTTTTATCTCTCTTAGAATTTCTTCGTAGTTATTCACTTTTTATGAAACTCAAAAACTTTATTGCTATTGGTCTGCTTGCTGCTCCTACTGCTGCACTCGCAGGCACGACCCTGAATGGTGCCGGTGCGACATTTCCGGCGCCTTTGTACCAACGATGGTTCCAAGATTATGCACGAACTTCTGGTAATCGTGTAAATTATCAATCGGTCGGGAGTGGTGCCGGTGTAAGGCAATTCCTTGCGGGCACAGTTGACTTCGCAGCAAGTGACGAACCAATCAAACCCGCAGAAGCAGCAAAGGTGAAGCGTGGCGTCGTTCAGATTCCTATGATTGGTGGAACGATTGCTGTTGCTTATAACAAGAAAGGATGCTCTCTGAAACTGACACAGAAGCAAACTGTAGACATTTTTGCTGGTCGTATTAAGGACTGGAACCAACTTCCTAACTGTGGTAATGGTCCTATTCGTGTTGTTCATCGTTCTGATGGTTCTGGAACTACTTTTGCATTCACTAACTCTCTGGATGCCTTTGGTGGTTGGACTTATGGTGTAGCAAAGGCAGTCAACTGGCCTGTTGGTGTTGGTGGTAAGGGCAACGAAGGTGTCTCTGGAACTATTCGTAACACTCCTGGTTCTATCGGTTATGTGAATACTGGATTTGTAAAAGCAAACAAACTCCAGGCAGCAGCAATCCAGAACAAGGCAGGTAAGTTTGTTCTTCCTTCTGCTACCTCTGGTGCCGCTGCTCTGAATAGTATCACTTTGGATAGTAACCTTGCTGGTGAGAATCCCAATCCTTCTGCTGGCGGTGCATATCCTATCTCCACTCTGACTTGGATTCTTGCCTATAAGACTGGTAATGGTGCCAAAGCAGATGATATTCGTGGTGCTCTAAACTATGCTTTGAGTTCCAAGGCACAAATGATTGCTGATGATCTGGGTTATGTTCCTCTTGCAGGAAGCATTCTCAACAAGGCACGTATCGCTGTGAACCGCATTGGCCAGTAAACTGTAAGCATTTATACTTAGAAAGTTAAGAAATTCTGACACAAGGGGCTTGACGCCCCTTTCTTTTTCCTATATAATTGTGTAACAAATCTTAATGAATCTAAAATGACTGTAACAAAGAACGAATTTGGACAAATGAACATGTGGGCAAAAGAACCCTCTATGTATATGACCAAAGAAGACCTTGAGCGTTACGGAATCGAACCTTATGCAGTAAAGGCAGAAAAAACAAATGCACGTTGGGCAATGCTCGGTTTTGTTGCTGGTATTATTTCTTATACTCTCACTGGCAACTTCTTCTTCGGGGTCTTCTGATGACTGAAACAATTTTTACCGTCACAGGGGTTGCATTTTTGGTACTTCTCAGTTATTCTGTGGAGAAACTCTGCGAAACTTACTGATGAGTGCTGATATGCTCGGGCAATTTGCAATTGCTCTTGAAAAACTTGGATGGTCTAATGATGATGAAATCGTAGTTGAGATTGGTGGTGTAGCAGTCACAGGAACTGCTACTAACCCAAACGCTAATCCTAAGTGGGCAAAACCATACGGAACTGTAACTTATCAAAATGATGCTTTCATCGTTATTAAAAATAAATCAAGGAACCCCGTAGTTCCTTCTCAACCTAACCCTGAACTTAAACAACAACATTTACAAGGAGAAAACTAATGGAAAAATTCTTTACTGAAAAAGCTGAGCGTATTAATGGTTGGGCAGCAATGATTGGTTTCGTTGCTGCTACTGGTTCTTACCTTACTACCGGTCAAATTATTCCCGGTGTGTTTTGATGGAGGTTACTATGCGTAAAGAAGGATACGAAATTCCCAACGTTGAGTTTGTTTTCCGTGAAAGCGGTGAGTTTGTAAACCGTACTTCGTCTGAACTGTTTAAGGATAAGCGAGTTGTAATTTTCTCTCTTCCTGGCGCATTCACTCCTACCTGCAGTGCTTATCAACTTCCTGGTTTTGAGGAGAAGTATGATGACTTCAAGAACCTTGGAATTGATGAAATCTATTGCATCTCTGTGAACGATGGTTTTGTAATGAATGCTTGGGCACAAGACCAAAATATTCAAAACGTAAAACTGATTCCCGATGGAAATGCTTACTTCACACGTTCAATGGGTATGCTCGTCAATAAGTCGAACCTTGGGTTCGGTGAGCGCAGTTGGCGTTACGCTGCTGTGGTAACTGACGGTATTATTGAGAAACTATTTGTTGAAGCAGGACAGCGCGATAATGCTGATGCGGATCCTTATGAAGTAACAACTCCAGATAATGTTCTGAGTTATGTACGATCTAATGTTCTTGAACTAGAACTTGTTTGATTTGAGGAGGGGTAAAACCCTCCTTTTTTCATAAATATAGTACAGAGTTGGTTAAAGCAATGGTCATAGATCTCCATAACTTTTTTACTCATTTTGATTCTAAAAATCCAAAGCACGTTGCTGCTGTAGATCAACTTGAAAAGGATTTGCTGCTTAAAGCACAAGATTTAATGCAAGATGAAGCAAATTGGGTAAGGATTTATAGAACTAAAGAACAGAAACCACAGTCATCAATTTTAGCAGTTCCTTTTTATCCTCAGACAGATAATTACAGAGATGCAAGCAGAACCTGTAATTCATCTTCTTGTGCGATGTGTTTAGAGTATTTTAAACCAGGCACACTCCAAGGAGCAAAAGGCGATGATGCCTACGTTCAAAAAGTATTTGCAATTGGGGATACAACAGATCACGTTGTTCAAACACGTGTTCTTTCGTCTTATGGTATTAAGTCACACTTTAGTTACAATCTTACTTTTGCTGATCTTGATCGTGAACTTGCTGCTGGGAGACCCGTGGTTATTGGTATTTTGCACAGGGGTTCTCTATCTGCTCCTACTGGTGGGCACATGGTTGTAGTGATTGGTAAAACTCCTGCTGGAGATTATGTTGTAAATGATCCTTATGGTTCTCTGAATGATGGATATACTGGTGCAGTGACTAATGGTAAGGGAGCAGTCTATAAGCGTTCTGAACTTGCTCGTAGATGGTGTCCTGCTGGTAATGATGGCTGGGGTAGAATTTTTGAAGCAAAAAAGTAGAAGTACCAACTAACAATACCAAAATTCCGTTGGTTGGCATTAATTTAATAAAAGAATTTGAAGGATGTCATTTAAATGCTTATCCAGATCCATTAACTAAAGGACCACCGATTACGATAGGATGGGGAAGTACAAAAGATTTCAACGGAACTCCATTTAAAATGGGAAGAACTATCACTCAAGAATATGCTAATAAACTTTTGGAGTTTGATTTGGAAAATAGATTTCTTCCTCTTTTACAAAAAATTCCCTATTGGAGTGAAATGAATGAAAATCAACAAGGCGCAATTCTTTCTTTTGCTTATAATCTTGGTGCTAATTTTTATGGAAGCCCTGACTTTAACACTATAACTAGAGTTCTTAAAAATAAGGAATGGAGTAAAGTTCCTGGTGCCTTATACCTTTACAGAAATCCTGGTACAGATGTAGAATTAGGTTTAGTAAGAAGACGAAAAGTAGAAGGAGACCTCTGGAAAAAATAATGGAAATAAACAGAAGTTTAAGAACAGTTGTAGATCAATATCATTTTACTAAAGTTACTTTTTCAGTTGATGGAGAAGTAAAAGTAATTGGAAGACTTTTGGATATTAGTGATTATGGATTTTGTATTACAATAAAGCAAATGATATCTCAATTTCAAATTGGAGATATGGGTCTTTTGAGTTTGGAAAAAGGTGGAAGAGTAATTAAAATGCCTGTAACCTTAAAGTGGATTGATCCGATAAATGTCACTTTAAGGTGTATGGGTTTTCATAGTAAATATAATTTGACTTTTTCTGAATTAAGTTCTTATATTAAATAAGGTTCAGCAATACCTCCATTCAACATTCTTTCGTTGACTGTAACAGGATCACCAACGAGATAAAGAGTTCCAAGTATTCTTCCATACTTATCTTCTTTAGTTGTTTCAATTATCCATTCACCTTGTTTAGAAAGTTCTTTTTCTAACCATAGTCTTGCTTCAATTCCTTTTTTCTTTTCTTCTAGATTTAAAGTTCTTGTTTCTGCTGCATCAATTCCTTTTAATCTAACTCTCTGAGATATAGTAATACCAAATCCTAAATCAATATCAAGATCAACAGTGTCTCCATCAATCACTCTGTTGATCTTTTTTATTTTGTACTGGTACATTGAGTTTTCTTCCTTTTCTACAAGGTCTTCTTATAAAACGAATAACTTCTGGTGGTTGTAACTTTGGTCTTGGTCTTCTATTTTCCAGCATCATCCCATCATTTGTGATGAGACGAAGAATGATCAGAGTTGGTAGAAGATGTTTCTTCATTTGCTATAAGTAAGATTTTATAAATGATCCAAATAACTCCAATAAGACCAATACCTAATAATATATTTACACTCCAAACTACATCATTCATTGTTCTCTTTTGGTTTTTTTCTAAGATCTGCTTTGAGTGCGATGATAGTTGCCAACAAAGACATCAAAGTTTGTATTGATTCCGATGTATTATCGTCACATTTGCTTGGTGGTTTTGCTCCACTTTTATCAAATGCCTTTACAAGATATAGATAATGCAAACTAGTCATCACTTTAAAATTACAAATTACATAATTTGTAAAAGTCATTCCAACAATTGCTGTTGCTACAAAAGCAACCATTATAGGAACAATATTATCTAGTGTTGGATATTTGAATTTCATCTTCCCTCCATTTTATGAATCCAAGTCTTAAGTTCGTGGAGATAACTTCTCAACATATCTGCTTTTTGTAGATGCCAAATATCACCACTCTTGAAATACTCTTGAGTGTGATTATCTATTGCTTTTAAAATATTATGGATAGGAGCGTTCCAAGGCTCACGCTTTGGAGTATTCCATTCTCTTGGCATATATCACTTCTTCTTGCCGCCGTTCTTTGCTTTTTTCGCAGTCGCATTACCTTGATTTTGTTTGGACTGCTTGCCACCAGCAGAACCCTTCTTACCTTTATTTGGTGACTTAGACATTAGAGGATCTTATGATACAAGAGTATTTAGAGGTCTTGACAGGCGCGTAAAGAACTGTTATGATAAATACAACAACAAGTTAAGGATTACAACAATCTCTTAACACTAGTTCCTCTTCCTAACCGAGACCTATGGGGAGGTTAAACACAGTCTCTCATACCCACGATGGAGGGTGGTGTAGGAATAGATTTATAAATACCTAAAAAGTATCAATACAAATGAAAACTTTTAGGGACTTTATTTTAGAGTGTGAGTTAGTTGAAGGTAAGGTTGAATGGGATAATCCAAAAAGACCACTTCAATCTGGATTAACTCCAAGAGAAAAGAATAGAGCAAAGAGGATTTCTACTAATGTTGAAAATCCAAATAGAGTTTCATTTGGTGGAAAATCTTGGGATATAAGTGATAAAGATTATGAAAGATATGGAAAGTTAAAATCCGCACACGATGAACAAAAAGGTAAAAAAGTTTCAGCAAATAAAAGACATCAGTTTAAGTCCTCAAAAGGAGAGTTAAGAAGAAAACAAAAAGGGCAAAAAAATATTCCTATTGGAAACTCAAAACTTTGGAAGCAAGGTGAAAGACAGAAAGTTTATCACCATAATGATTTGAAAGAACCAAAAGATTGATTTTTGAGAGACCTGTGAAGGTCTCTTTTTTATTACGAAATACTAACATAAACTTCATTACAACTCCAAACCTACCTAAATAATAGTAGGTTTGGAGTTTTTTATGTGCTCTGCTATTGTTCTTTCTACTGATAAGTATAACTATCGTAAAGTTGCCCAAGAACATTACGGACTTACTGATGAGCAGATGAAAGATATTGATGTTCACCACAACCCACCAAGATGTGAAGGTGGTAGAAATATTCCAGAGCATCTTTATGTTTATCATCCAGCAACTCATAAACTTATTCACGATAAACAAGCAATCAACTGGGCAAAGAAGAGTAAAGGAAACTCAACTGAAAAAAGAGGAAAACCACCAAAGAAAACTGAACCAACACAGCAAGAACTATCAATATTAAAATATCGTCAATCTGGTTTATCAAGAAAAGAAGTTGCTGATTTACTTGGACTAAAAGAACACCAAGTCAAAAGGGCTATTCGTGAATGCTCAAAGTTTGGATATGAACTCCATATTAAACCTGGACCTAAAAAGGGATGTGAACAAAGGGGTGGAAACATAAGAGGAGTTAATCAATACACCTCTTGACTTCCCCAAAGGATGGTGTTATGATAAATACAACAACGGGTTAAGAAATGTAAAGTTTATTAACTTGTTGAGTGCCCCACCAGGACTAATGGGCACTATAAATCCGTCCTTCATATCCACAGTGGAGGGTGCTGTGGAACATAACAATAATCGTTCGTCCCCCCGAACTCTTATCTAACTCTCTTAACAAAAATGACTGCTACACTTTCACAACAACGACAATCAAATACTTGGGAACAGTTTTGCGAATGGGTCACTTCCACTAATAATCGTCTTTATGTGGGGTGGTTTGGTACTCTTATGGTTCCCACACTTTTAGCAGCAACTATCTGCTTCATCATTGCCTTTATCGGTGCTCCTCCTGTGGACATCGACGGGATTCGTGAACCAGTTGCTGGTTCTCTAATGTATGGAAATAACATCATCTCTGGTGCTGTTATTCCTAGTTCAAATGCTATCGGACTGCATTTCTACCCAATTTGGGAAGCCGCAAGTCTGGATGAGTGGCTTTATAAATAATATTGGGTCACTTTAAATCGGGTGAACTGCTGGAAAGCTAAGTTCTCTTATGAAACACAAACATCATCTTACTCCAAAATATCTTGGTGGGTCTGACGAACCACAAAATCTTGTAGAGGTTTCTCCAACACAACACGCTATGTTTCATTATTGTAACTGGCGTCTTTGGGAAAATGAAGAAGATAAGATTGCTTGGAAAGCACTTGCAGGGTATTCTTCAAAAGAAGAAATAATCCAACAAGTTATTTCTCTTGCAGGTAAGAAGGGTGGTAAGGTTGCAAAAGAAAGCGGACAACTTCGTGCTGCTGCTCTCACACAACCTAAAAGTGTAAGGCAAAAAATTGGTAAAAACCTTATCAACTTTGCCTATAAAAATCCAAAAAATGCAACACAAGAAACTCTAACTAATAGAAAGTATAAGAAAGTATTTCACATTTACGAAAAACTAACTGAACGGTCTATTGGTAAACATCTTGGAAATGTTGAGTTTAACCCAGAACAAGATAAAACACTTAAAACTGTTTGTTCTATGATACTGGGAGAATATGGGATAAAAGTTTATCCCTCACATCTTAATAGTGTTGCTAACGGAAATAGACTTTTAACAAGTGGTATTTCTTGTAGTTGGGTTTTAGAGAATACGCCAATCAGCAGCCAAGCCACAGACGATACTTCTGTGGAAGGTTCAGAGACTAGTCGGTTCAACAAGCGTGTTGAGTAATACGACATTAGCGCCCGACACCTTATAAAGATAATAAGGTGAAGATATAGTCCAGTCCATATGGAAACATATGGTTCCCCCGACTGCTATAATGGGGGTCCTTTCCAACTCGTTGTATTCCACTTCCTCATCGGCATCTATGCTTATATGGGTCGTGAGTGGGAACTCTCATACCGTCTAGGTATGCGTCCTTGGATCTGCGTTGCTTACAGTGCACCTGTTGCTGCTGCTTCTGCTGTATTCCTGGTTTATCCTTTCGGTCAAGGTTCTTTCTCTGATGCGATGCCTCTGGGTATCTCTGGTACTTTTAACTACATGCTTGTGTTCCAGGCAGAACATAACATTCTGATGCACCCATTCCATATGCTTGGTGTTGCTGGTGTCTTCGGTGGTTCTCTGTTCAGTGCTATGCACGGTTCTCTGGTAACTTCCTCACTGGTTCGTGAAACCACTGAGAACGAGTCACAGAACTATGGTTACAAGTTCGGTCAAGAAGAAGAGACTTATAACATTGTTGCTGCACACGGTTATTTCGGACGCCTTATTTTCCAATACGCATCGTTCAATAACTCACGTTCACTGCACTTCTTCCTTGCTGCCTGGCCTGTAGTTGGTATCTGGTTCACCGCTCTTGGTGTTTCCACGATGGCTTTCAACCTTAACGGTTTTAATTTCAACCAGTCTATTGTTGATTCTCAAAATCGTGTAATCAACACCTGGGCAGATGTGCTGAACCGTGCTGGTCTGGGCATGGAGGTAATGCACGAACGGAACGCTAGATTTGTTGGTGTTCTTGCTTAGGAATAAGCATTAGTAAAATCGGGTTAAACGGGGAAACTCTCTATGAGACAATCCCGTACCAAGTCAGAAAGGGTTTAAGTTTTCTGAAAGGTCTAACGACTAGATGGTGAGTCCCAACAATAATCCATCCACGAATGCCCGACATCCAGAACGGATGAAGAGATAGTCTGAACTTACTGGCGACAGTAAGAAGTAAAGAATAAAGAGTCTTTACGATAACACAATTGCACAATTTTCCACTTGACCTTGCTAGCGTAGAAGCAACACCAGTTGCTCTTACTGCTCCTACAATCGGTTGAGTTTCTAATAATCAAAGAGACCTTTACAGGTCTCTTTTTTTATGGTATATTGTATAAATAGTTATGGAAAGTTATGAGCAACCTTATGGATTTACATAACCTAGTAATAACTGAATGTAAGCGTAGAAAATTAGAAGTAATTTATCTCCCAGAAAAACTTGTTCGTAGGTCAACTGATGTTGTTGTTAGTTGCCCCTGCACAGGTCAGAGAAATATGAGTATAAGAAACTTTATTGTAACTTATGAGAAAGGTGGTGAAGCATTTTGTTGTAAGAGAAAATCAAAAGTTGGAAAAAATAATCCTGCATTTGGGAAACCAACTTGGAATGCTGGAACTGTTGGTGTATCAAAAAGTTATGGATTTTTTGGTTTTAAGGAAGAGTGGTCTGATAGAGAAGACTACTTGTATTTTATTGAAACCATTTATGGAACTTATAAGATTGGTAGGTCTTTCCACGGAATAAAATATAGATTTACTGAAACTATAAAAGAACTTGGTGAATGGAAAGCATCACATAAAGAAGTATTTGATTGTGAAAGATATATTCTAGATAGATACAAATGTCACCAAAATAAAATTGATGGTATAATAGGTGGTTCGGAGCACTTCTCAAAAGAACTACCAATACAGGAAGTTATAGAATACGCAAATCAAAAACTATGCTCCTCATCCTCACATTCTTCATAGCATTTGGTTTCTTTATGTTTATAATGTCCGTCACACAAGACTTATGATAACCTCCACTACACCTTATAAACTAGCAGAAATCATTAGAGATACTTGGCCAGGTCTTTATAGACCTCCAGCAAAACCTATCAAATCAACTCAAAAAACTAAATAATACTTGAATGTAATTGGAGATTAGATTATGGAAGAACTACAACTTGAAGAAACGCAAAGAACAAATCAGCAAGCACAGGATCCAACTATTCACGATCCTAATGCTGCTGCTCGTTTTGCAGAAGGTTATACTCCAGGGGGAAAGGGAGGAGATAATACTCCAGTAGAACAGGTAAATCCAATTCGTGTTGGTGAAGTAGAAGCAACTGCTGAGATAAACTCTGATCTTGGTATTAATAATCCACAAGACCTTGCTTCTGGTGGAAGTGATTTTGCTTTGAATGAAAGAGTTCCTAATCAACAAAATATCAACTCAGAAGTTCCATTAAACGATCCATCAAGACCACCAAATGCCAATACTAATAACTTACCTGACACTGTTAATATCCCTGTCGGTGTCAGTAATAGTCCTGAGGTTCCTGATAGACAAGATCCACAAGAACCTGTAATTCCTACTCTAGAACCTCCAGTAGTTCCTCCACTGGACCCACCAGTTGATCCTCCTGTAGATCCTGAGGAACCTCCAGTTGATCCACCAGTTGATCCTCCTGTAGATCCTGAGGAACCTCCAGTTGATCCTCCTGTTGATCCTGAGGAACCTCCAGTTGATCCACCAGTTGATCCTCCTGTAGATCCTGAGGAACCTCCAGTTGATCCTCCTGTTGATCCTGAGGAACCTCCAGTTGATCCTCCTGTTGATCCTGAAGATCCAGAAGACCCCGAAGATCCAGAAGACCCCGAAGATCCAGAAGACCCCGAAGATCCAGAAGACCCCGAAGATCCAGAAGACCCCGAAGATCCAGAAGACCCCGAAGATCCAGAAGACCCTAAAGATAAGGATAAAGAAAATAATGGATTTGGAAATGGAGACCAGGATGCTCCTGGAAATTCAGGTTCAAATAATAATGCGGAGAATGATGAAACTCCAGGAGAACAAGGTAATTCTCACCAAAATGGGAATGGTAATGGCAATGATGGGTCTCCAAATAATGACGGGAATAATGGATTTGGAAATGGGGATCAGGATGCTCCTGGCAATTCAGGGCCAAATAATAATGCGGAGAATGATGAAGATTTAGAAGATCCTGAGGAACCAGAAGATCCAAATCCAGAAGATGTTGGTAGTAATCCTGGTAATGATAAGGAAGTGGGTAATTCTCCTTGGGATGGTGAAACTGGGGCATCAGATAATCCTGGAAAAGGAAATCATCAAGATGGACAAGACCCAGAACCAAATCAACCACCAGGCGATATGAAGAATGATGGACCTAAAGAAGATAAAAATCCAAATAATAATGATGATAATGATAATGGAGGAGGTGGAGGAAACTCAGAAAGTAAAGGTAACAACGGATGGGGTAATGGAGATCAAGATGCTCCAGGTAACTCAGGACCTAACAATAACGCTGAAAATGATGAAACTCCTGACGGAAATACTGCAGACCTTATAGACAAATTCTTAGAAGATCATCCGTCAGATAATCATCAACCAGAACTTATTTTGGAAAATGAAGATCCTTATGTAGAATATCCAGAATATAATATTGACTTTCAGGATAATGTAGATTTTCCACCTATTGATGATGTGTATCAAGAAGATTATGGTTTAGATATGTGATTTTTGACTTTTAATTGTTCGGGTGTTATGATGGAGGGGAGAAATCCTCTCCATTTTTTGTTTTAATATATAAAATAAGTTAATACTTTGTTTCAAATTATGAAATTTACGGTTTATTCAAAAGATGGTTGTCCATATTGTTCAAAAGTAGAACAGGTTTTGCAATTAGCAGAATTACAACACGTAGTTTATAAGTTAAATGAAGATTTTACAAGAGAAGAATTTTACTCTGAGTTTGGTCAAGGATCTACTTTCCCCCAGGTGATTGTAGATGATAAACATATTGGTGGTTGTACAGATACAGTTCAATACCTTAGGGAGCAAAATTTAGTTTAATGGAAAGTACATTTCACGAAGTCTATAATGATGTTGAAAAAGCAATTGATTTTGCTTTTAATGGTAAATTTGTTTTGAGTTTTTATGATTATTTGAAAGATCGTGGAACAAAAAGATTAGAAGTTAAAGAGTTCATTGAAAGTCCAACGGCTAATGAAATAAACGAACTTGTGATGGACTTGGATGATTATCTTGAGGGTGGGGCAGATGAAGTTCATAAGCAACTTCGTGAAGCATATGGATATATTCCAAAACCACAAGCAAGAAAGATAAGAAATTATTTGTATAATATTCTTGAAGATGCCTGGAGATACGACCATGATAGAAGACCAGGAAGGAGAAAAAAGAAAACTAAATAAGTCAGAACCTCAAATTAATAGAGGTGTTGAATTATTACTTAGGAATAGGAGGAAGAGATCACCAAAACCAAAGACTTTTCAAGTGAAGTTTGGTAAAATGATCTCTCTTTTTCAAAGAGAGTTTCACTTTTTTATAGAATTTCACTTTGATATAAGGAAAAAATAAACTCTCTGGAGAAAGAAAAATGGAAACAGCATATGTAATAACATTCTCAGTAATGTTCACTTTGCTCTTTTTTATGGTTGGGGGTATAATAGGTTGGTTGACATACAGGCACCTAATAGAAAATAAACCTCCTTATTTGCATCCAGAGTTCTTTGATGAAAATGGGCAGGTGATCCCTGACGAAATAGTTGCAGTAACATTTGAAAATAGCGATTACAATTATGACGACTACGAAGACGAGGAAGAAGACTGAAGAAACAGTAGCATCTCTTCCTGTTAACCCTTTTGCTTTTGAAGTTTTAGACCTTGCTTCAAAGCAAAGGACAAATGCAAAAAAAGTAGAGGTACTTCAAAAATATGAAGATCCTTCACTTAAAACGATTTTAATTTGGAATTTTGATGAATCTATTATCTCATTACTTCCTGAAGGAGATGTTCCTTACGCTAGTGCAGGAGAACAAACCTCATATAGTGGAACATTAAGTTCTAAAATTAATGATGCAGTGTCTAAAATGGATGAACTTAGTTCTAATTCTTTAGGATCTATGGATCAAGGAAGATCTACGATTCGAAAAGAATATACTATGTTTTATAATTTCGTAAGAGGAGGAAATAATGAATTGAGTTCTCTTCGTAGAGAAACGATGTTTATTAATATCCTTGAAGGTCTCCATCCAAGAGAAGCAGAAATTTTAGTGCTTGTTAAAGATAAGAGACTTCAAACTAAATATAAAATAACAAAAGAAATTGTCAGTGAATCCTATCCCGATATTCAATGGGGAGGACGTTCATGACAGTAACTGTGGGAGCGAAGAAAAAAATGGCAGAATCACCAAAAAAAGAAAAAGAAATTCTGCCCCATGAGTATGGATGTCAAATTCTTTTAGAAAAAACTACGCTTGAAAAAGCAAAAGACACATCGTTTCCTAATGATGCATATTTGATTTGGTATAATGTTGATGGAAAACAATATCTAGATCTAACACGTTGCCATAAAAGAGTTAGTCTATTTGATATGTACTATGATAAGTATGGTCCTGGATCAGTTCAAAAAATTGATTTTGGATATGGAAGAACTAACCCAAGACTTTGGGGGACAAAACAACCTGAAAAAAAGAAAAGAAAATGAGTGCAGGATTTGGTGGTCAAGGAAAAGAAAATAGAATTGGAAAAGACGCAAAAATTACTATTGATTTAGATAATATAGATATTGTTCTAAAGAAATATAAACAAATTAAAAAATATCAAAAGTCATCTCTGTTCGCTATCAAAACAATGGACGGCACAGAAGAGATTGTGAGTTCATTGATTAAGGAAGCGGAGGAGAATCCACTGTAAAATGGGGAAGCATTATCTACTTAACTTGTATGGATGCTCGTTTGTTCTTTTGGACGACGAGCGTTGTCTTATAGACTTATTGGAAAATGCAGCAGTTGCAAGCGGTGCTACAATAGTTCAAACTATTTCAAAGAAGTTTGAACCACAAGGAGTTACCGTTCTCTGTTTACTTTCAGAAAGTCATATTAGTATTCATACATGGCCAGAGGAAGGTAAGGCAGCAGTAGATGTATATACCTGTGGAGATTGTAATCCAAAAATTGGATGTGATATTATCATTCATCAACTTTTTGCTCAAAGTCATACTTTGAGTTATATTGAAAGATAATTGTAACAAAAGTTACAAAAGTTCTTGCCTAACTATACTAACGGGTCTATAATGACCTTACGTTCATCCTCATTTTAGAGGACGCAAGTAGGACGACGCGGAACGCATTATCGTTCATTCGCTATTCGGAAATAGTGAACGGAAACGCCGCCCAAAGGAACGGGAATTAAAACTCTCATTTCTTTAGGAGAAATTCAATGGCAAAAATTGTTTACAGAGGAGTTGAATATGATACTCAAAAGCGTATCGAATATCAACAACAAATGGTGCAACAACCCCAACAATACGACGAAACCTATCGTGGTGTTAAGTTTGTAAAAGAGGGGCATAAGTGATGAAAAAACTCAACTTCCTACAACTAATTAAAGAACAAAAACAGAAAGAAGAGAGGCGTCAGAAAGCATCTCTTGCTACTCTGGTGGCAGCAAAATGATTAAGAGGGGACTTGACTCCCCTCTTTTTTTTATGTATAATTACCTTTGTGAGGTTTGATATTAATGGATAAAGAAAAGCTTAAACTAATCATAAGGAATCTAGAGTCTCTTGTTGAGTGTCTTAAATCAGAAGTCTATTCTGATATAGATTCTTATAAACCAGAACCTCAATATGAAGAGATTGCTCCTTATATTGGCGATTATGATGAAGTCTTTTATGATGAGGAAGACGATGATATCTATGGACCAGTAAAAATAAATAGAAAGTATAAACTGACCAATGACGATGATGGAGATGGACTGTGAAAGAAATGCTTGATGAATTTGAATTTATGAAACCAGAAGTTAAACTTGTTTCCGTAACACCAGATGCAGAAAAGCATATGGCTTATTG